TCTTTGCTTCAAGCTTGAACGGTTTAAAATCAGTTAGCTTATCGGCTGACGGAGTTTTTCTAGATGAAACGGCTGAGGCAAGATTAAACACGGTAGCAATGCAAGCTGATCCAGCAATGAATTGTCAGGTTGTTGTTCCTGATTTTGGTACATATGCTGGAAACTTTAGGCTAACAAGTTTAGAGTTTGGTGGCGAAACAGAAGGTGGCGTTACTTTCTCAACAAGTTTAGAAAGCAACGGTGCTGTAACCTTTACTTCTGCATAATGGCTATTACCGCTGAAAGTCCACGGGGCGGCATTGTTGAAGAGCTTGGCGGCACTAGCTACGTTTTTATTCTTAAAGTCGGACAGATAGAAAGATTTGAAGACAAGCATAGAGGCATCTTTGAATTGTGGGATGGATTTTTTGAACGCAGTAGCAAACCAACTTCTACAGAAATTAGAGATCTCTTAGCTTTAGCGCTAGTCGGGGGTGGTAAGAAAGACCGTGAAGCTGATGCAATAATTGAAGAGTGTACACCAGCTGATTATTTGCGCCTCTATCAAATTGCTCAGGCTGTTTTGGGTATTGCTTTTATGCCTGACGCATTTGCAGAAGCACCTAAAAAAAAAGTTACGAGCAAAAGCAAACAAGGCTTAACGTCCGTAAAATAATTGCAAACGGAATTATAGCTGGACTGAAACCTGACGAAATCAGAAGCATGATACCTAAAGATGTTTTCATTCTATTTGATGGTTGGCAAAAAGCGCATAGTCCAAATAGGGCTGGCAAAAATGCACCTTCGTTAGAAGAGGCAAAAGAACTAGCAAGGAAGTACGGATAAATGGCGATAAGTGCAGAAGAATTAAATATTATACTTTCTGCAAAAGATCGTGAGTTTAATAAAAAAATAAATGCAGCTAACAAAAGAGTTAGAAACTTTGCTTATCAATCTAGAAAGAATTTAAACCAGACAACTAAGGCGATGGATAAGCTAACTCTTTCTGCTGGCAAGCTTGGCGGTGTCTTGTCAATCGGTGCTATAAGTATTGGTTTTAAAAGATTAATTGACAACGCTACACAGACATCAAAAGATCTTACTAATCTTTCAACCCTTGCTGGCGTAAATGTTGAGCGCTTTCAAGAAATGTCTTTTGCAGCTGCAAACTTTGGCGTTTCTCAAGAGAAACTTGCAGATATTTTGAAGGACACAAACGATAAATTTGCTGACTTTTTCCAAACGGGGGGTGGTGGAGCAGTAGATTTTTTCGAGCAGATTGCTCCTAAAGTTGGGCTAACTGCTGACGCTTTCAAAGGGCTAAGTTCTGATCAAGGTCTAGCGCTTTATGTAAAGGCGTTAGAAGATGCAAACGTAAACCAGCAAGAAATGACTTTCTTCATGGAAGCTCTTGCTTCTGATGCAACCTTACTTGTTCCGTTGTTTCAAGATAACGCTAAAGCAATGGGTGAAATGTCAGAACGCGCTAGAGAGCTTGGTATAGTATTATCTAATGATACAGTATTAGCTGGGGTTGAAATGCGTAGGCGCATGGATGAAATCCTAAGCGCTATGGGTAAGCAGTTTTCAAAGTTTGCTTTGACAGCGCTAGAAGCTTTTGACGCTATTTTTCAAATGACTGACAAAGCAAGAATGGATTCACTGTACGAACAACAAATTAAGTTGGAGGAAAAAGTTTTAAAAAAACGTCAGGCGATTGAGAAATTTAAAAAAGCTGCTTTTGATACTGAAGAAAATTTCAATAAGAAAAAGCAAATTATGATAGATAATCTAGTTGTCGCGGAAATAAAGCTTGCTGGTGTTCAAGATGAAAGAATGAAATTGCTAGACCAAGAAGAAGCGCGAACACAATTAATTATGAAAATGGAAAAAGCAAGAAATAGCAAAGGTACAGGCTTTTCACCAATAGATCCAAAAGACGTTAAGAAAGCTACGGCTGAATTAAAGATAATGAACAAGACGCTAGAAGATCTGGACTCTATGGCTTCTACTTTAGAGTCTGCTTTTGAAGATGTTTTTATGAGCGCAATTGAAGGATCAAAAAGTTTTAAAGATACTTTGAAATCTTCAGCCCAAGCAATCATAAGAGAGCTTTACAGGATCTTAGTAGTACAACGCTTGGTTAATGCTACATTGGGTTTTCTAGGTTTTCCGTCAGCTGGTGGCTTGAATGTGCCAACTGGAGTTGTGCCTACTAATCTTGCTTCTGGCGGTTATATGCAAGCTGGTCAAGCTGCTGTAGTTGGTGAGCATGGGCGAGAAATCTTTGTACCGTCAACAGCTGGGCGTGTCCTCAGCGTAGGTCAGGCACAGAGCGCTATAAGCGGTGGTGATGGTGTGACAATCAATCAAACAATTAACGTGACTACTGGCGTACAACAGACAGTCAGAAACGAAATTAAAACGATGTTACCTCAGATTGCAGAAAGCGCGAAAGCAGCGGTTGTTGATAGCAAGCGTAGGGGTGGAAGTTACGGACGGGCTTTTAGCTAATGGCGATAACATATCCTCTAAGTTTGCCTGATTACACAACAATCAGCGGAATAGATTTTAGAGCAATAAACTCTGTTGCTTATTCTCAAAGTCCGTTTTCTTTTGCTGGTCAGACGCACACTTATAGCGGTCAGATGTGGAGTGTAGATATAACTCTAAAGCCAATGCGTAGAGATACAGCTGAGGCTTGGGTAGCGTGGCTAATAAGCTTGAGAGGTCAACACGGCACATTTTTATTAAGTGATCCTATATCTCACAGCATAAGAGGCACAGCGACAGCTGCTACAATATCAGGGTCAGCTGGTGATAATACAGTTAGTGCAGTTGTAACGTCTGGTCAGACTTTAAAAGCTGGTGACTTTTTGGCTTTGGGTACTGGCTCTGACTCGACGTTACATAAAGTGTTAGAAAATTATACAGGCACTGGAAGCGCAGCAGATCTAGAGATATGGCCTAGCCTTAGAAAAACACGGTCAGCTGTATCAGCGGATCTTACAAGCGCTAATGGTTTATTTAGATTGAGTAGTAATGAAATTGCTTACAGCGTTAGTAATCTTGCAGTTTATGGAATAAGTTTTGGAGCAATGGAAGCAGTATGACAAGAGCAGTACCAAGCGCTATTTTATCTGCTCTTTCTAATCCTGAGATAGAACCGTTCTATGCTGTAGATTTAGCATTCCAATCTGGTGCTATGAGGTTGTGGACGGGGTACGGTGAGAAAACAATTAGCTCTGTAACCTATACGGGTACGGGTTCATTATTATCAATTGACGGTTTAGAAGAGGCTGGTGATTTGTCAGCGCGTGGTACAACAATCACGCTGTCAGGGTTAGCAAGCACTGTCTTAACCTATGCTCTTACAGAAGAGTACCAAGGTAGACTTGTTACAATCTATTGGGGTCTAAACGGGGTAAGTGATGTAGTTGAAATCTTTAGCGGCTACATGGATCAAATGACTATTCTAGATGAAGCTCAAAGCGCAACAATTAAGCTGACGGTAGAAAACAGACTAATCACTTTAGAGCGACCCAACATTAGACGCTACACAAGTGAAAGTCATAAGGCGGTAAGAACGTCTAAAGGTTTGTCTGGATCTGATAGTTTTTTTGATTGGGTTTCTGGTCTTCAAGATAAGTCAATTGTCTGGGGTCGGGAAGTTCAAGCTGGTGATGAAGCAACCTAATCTTGATGCTCTTAACGATTATATAAGAGCAAATAGAGACTACGGTTTTCAATGGCATACAAACGATTGCTTTATTTTTACTAACAACTGTTTTCGCGCAATGTATGGCATTGGCTATGCTGATGATTGGCTGTGTAAATATACAGAAAACGGAATGTATTTAAGTCGGGAAAAACTCAGGAAACGGTTTGGAGCAAATACACTTTATGAAGCTCTAAAAACAAAGCTGACAAGAGTTGACGGAGTACCACCTAGAGGAAGTCTAGTTACAACAAAGGCTGCTAGACGTTGGGTAATAAATGATGCTCTTGGAATAAGCATAGGGAGCAGCGCTGTCTTTTTAGGAAAGCAGTCTTTGGAAGCTCTACCGATAGAAACAATTACAAGTGGTTGGGTGCTAGAGTGAAAGACAGTCTTTACAATTACAGATTGGTCAGCCTTAACAGCTGGGAAAAAATTCCTAGAGATCCCTTCATTTTATTTGGTGGGAATATATTAGCCAGCGCAACAGCTAGTCAAATATTTATAAGTAAAGCTATAAGCTATATAGCAATATCAGCAGTTACTACTTGGGCTATTAAAGCCCTTACTCCAACTCCTGATTTTGGAGCTTTCGGCACAAGTCAGGGATTAATTGCAAATACTAGAACAGCAACAGCGCCACAGGAAATTATATACGGTACAATCCGTAAAGGCGGTGTAGTATCTTATGTTGAAAGTACAGGTGATACTAATAAATTCTTGCACCAAATAATTGTTTTGGGTGGACATGAAGTTAATAGTATTGGCTCTGTTTATATCAATGACGCAACTGTAACAATTGGCTCAGATTATTTTGTTTCTGATGCACGTTGGAAAGACGATAGCAGCAACCCCAAGATCTATATTCGTAAGTTTACAGGCGCTGATAACCAAAATGTTTACAGCACACTAAACGCTATTACAAATCCCCCAGAATGGAAAATAGACGGGGTTGCTCCTAGCGCTGGTCAAGATACAAATTTTAAAGGTGAAGGGATCGCTTGTCTCTATGTTCGCATGGAGTATGACCAAAATGTTTTTGCTGAGGGAATACCCTTATTCACTGCAATAGTTGAGGGCAAAAAGGTTTATGATCCCAGAAATTCTAGCACTGCTTTCTCAGCAAATGCGGCTCTATGTATTCGTGATTATCTCACTAGCTCTTATGGTGTAGATAATACAGGCGTCACGCTTGATACAACTTTTTCAGCAGCTGCTAATGCCTGTGATGAAACTGTTACGTTATCTGGTGGCGGCACTGAAAAGCGCTATGAGCTAAATGGTGTTGTAAGTTTAGACAGAAGCCCGTCTGATATTCTAGCAGATATGATGACTTCTTGTGCTGCTACCCTTTTTTGGGGTCAGGGCAACTGGCAATTGAAAGTAGGAGAATACACAGCAGCTGTTAAGACTTTTACCCTAGATGATTTTAGATCTGGAATAAAC